ATATTTTACTTTAAACTCACCATCTTCATATCCTAAATCTCTCACATGTCCACCAATATCTAAATCAATAGTATTATCATCTCGGAAGATAACATCACCTGGACTCAATATTTCATCTGCTAAAAGATTATCTTCCATATCGTAGACATAGAAATGTATAAAATCATTAACATCTCTACCGAAACCACTATATAATCGTTTGGGATATTCTAATTGTTCTCTATCTTTATCTGTTAACCCATATTGTAACATTCATTAACTCCCGACTGTTTTACTAATTTCTTCTTGAACTTTATCAGAAACTTTATTTGCTTTAGTATCAACAGTCATTCTTTCCACTTGTTTACGAACTTCTTCTCTTCTTACTTCTAAATCTTCAAGGTCATCTTCTATATTTGGAAATGGTATATCTTGTTCATTTTGTTCGGCAATAGTATTTTGTAATTGTTTACCTGTAATATCTATTTGTTGATTCAATATATCTTGTTCTTCTATTTTAATAGTTAAATCTGCTTTAAGTGAATCTAATTCTTCTTGTGTTGTAGTTTCACCATCAGGTTCTTGTGGCATAATTTCTAAGAATTGTAAATCATCTCCAAAGTGTCTTATTACATCTGCTGCAATTGAAGCTTTTTGTTCAACACCCAATCTAACAAATTGATATTCTTCTGTTAGTGTTTCTCCAGGTCGTTTCGGGTCCTCGTAAGATAATAAGAAACCATTTTCATCTCGTAATGGATTTAAGGCATCAAGAGCAGAACCACTTATCGCTGCTCTGTTTCTTTCTTCCTCAAGTGCCTTTAAATGTTTTTGTTCATCTGCATCTTGAACATTACGATAAAAATCTTGTTTCTTTGCTTGTTCATAAGTTAATGGCATTTTATCTCACCACTTTAAATTCGAATCCATCATCATAAATCATTGAAGTTTGATTTGCTCCACTACCACTCACAACCTTAATTTCAAATCTATAAAATCTTTCTGGTTGAAACCCATCCATCCATAAGTTAAAATAATTACTTGTTGAATCACAACTAATAATTGAACCTGTACTGAATGGAATTATTATATCTTCGGTATGTGCATCTTTTACTTGATAATAAGAACCTTGTCCCATACTTCTACTACCACTTGGTAAAGTTTTTATTGTTAATGCTGCTGGTGTAGTTTCGAATCCTCGTGTTGGATATAATTCTCTACCTACAACTCTAAACTTAACTTTTGATTTTTCTTTGTATTCTGGTTTTAGATTTTGAAAATAAACTGTCAACCTATCTAAATCAGTTGCACCTAATGCTGATAAACTACCTGTATTCCAACTTGAATCATCCCACTCTACTTCTAACTTTGGCGGAAAGATAGTGTGGGTTTCTCTTGAAAAGAATTTTAAATTACCAAGTGGTGTAGTGTTTCTTTCTGCAGAACCAGTCGCAGTTGTGGGGTCAAATATTGAATGTGCACTTTGACTGGTTGCAGTATTTAATCTTTTTACAATAAATCCATTGTTAGGAAATACTGAACTTGAATAGATATGATTCTTAACCAAATCACTAACATCCATTCTTATATCTCGTGTTTCATAAGTTAACTCAAATGATGATGAAACATTATATGAACTATCTAAACTTGCAGTGTACCAAGTTCCACCTTGTGAAGTACTTCCACTTACCCATTCAGTTTTTGTTGTATCATTATCGCGATACTTCCAACTTGCACCATCACTTAGTTCGGGGTCTCTATCTTTCGTACCCGTTCCACCACTCCAACTTCCACTTACCATATAAGTGTATAAAGTTTGTTCTGTTGCTAATTCTGTTGAACTTGCATCGTATAGATTTAAATAATATTTCGCATCACTTGGAATTATTCCACTTACTACTGATGATGAGATATAACTATAATCAAATTGTAGTAGAACTCTTGATACATTAATCGTAGTACCAGCTTCATTCATATTTTTATTAACTTCTAATATTTCGTCTAAGCCAGTGTTTCTACTTTGAGTTACACTACCTTCGTAAAGTGTTGTGTCTGTTGTTGGATATTCAAAATAAAACATTAAATGTCTCCTACTACTCTACCCTCAATATCTAAATTAGGGAATTTAAGTTCAAATATGCTTGGGTCAAGTGATGAGTAAATAATTCCATCTTTTGTTGCTGCTTGTAAATCATATACATGTCCACTATATCCATTCTCTGTTCTCCACTTATTCTCAACAACCACCATTTGTTTCTGTGGATTATCATCTTCAGGTGGTACAACACTTGCTACACCATCAACCAAAGATATAGCATAAGCAATATCACTTAAAATTATTGGTTGATTGATTTGCCATTTAGTAATATCAAAATGATTTTTTACTGCATCAATACATTTCAATAACACCTCATTCTTATTATTTCCTCTTTGAGTAATAATTGAAAATCTACAAGCTACATTAATAATGTATCCATCTTTAATATTGATTGCATCTGTTAATACTCTGTATTGTGATAAATAAGTTTTTAAATTTTGTTTTACTGCGTTATTTAATGTTACTAATTTTTTATTTCTATTATATCCTAAAGTGTACATATTCAATGCTAATGGATTTGGTATTGTTGTAATATTTTTCTCTCTAACAATTTTACCATCCTTTACAATTGTCTGAGTATTTTGTTCCAATTGTTCATCTTGTACTATATGTACTTTAGCAATATTACCATACTTTTGTGGTAATGAATAAACTCTCGTTACATAATCATCTTTAGTAACCGCTCTATTTTGTGAGTTAAAGTATGCTAATGCATTTTGTCTAATCTCTTCAGGAGATTCTCCACCACTTCCTCCAGTAGCAGGTTCTTTATTTGTAATAGCAATACTTGCTTTAGTATCCGATACTTTAGTTTCATCTAATCCCTCTTCATTTAATGTGAGAGAAACACTATCAAGATTTTTTAATTCACCTGTAAGAATATTATCCTCAATTGCTCCACCATAAGTATAGGTTACAGTCAAAGTAATATTACTTGGTGCTTGACCAAATGCTTTTGTTTTTAAAAAATTACTTGGGTCGAATGAAGCATCAAGTTTACTTATACCCGTTCCTAAAGATGAACCAACATTATCTGGGTTTGGAACTATTTCTTCGTCTGCATTTGTAGATGTACCTGCACCAAATCTTAATTCTGTTTTACCATCACTTCTTGTATATGTAGTAAATCTATTTGCAGTTTTAATTAACTTCATCATATATGGTGCATCTGCTGAATCTGAAGAAACATCTGGACTATTTGTTGCATTATTTTCCGTTGATGTAAAGACTGTATCTTGTGCTAAGAAAGGAACTTCATACCAAGTATTCCCATCATCATCAACAACACTTAAAACTTGTATTACCTTATCTTTACTCAGAATAACTTTATCAAATTTAGTAGCACTTCCAAATACAAAATTCTCTGATGTTTTTGTACCAGATTCTAATAAACATTTTTTTGTTAAAGTATAATGTGTTGGTGAATCAGCATCATATTTTGAAATCTTTTCTACTCGTGAATCGAGTGATGATGATGTTTTAAAATTAACATCATCTAACAATCTAAAAGTTCTTCCTGTCTTTGATGAAAATAAACTATCTGCATTAACCATTAAAGCATAATCTAAATCGGGAGTAACATTTGTACCATCATCTTCTGCTGGTACTTCAATAGTAAGTTCTGAAATTACCGATGATGGATGTGATAGTTTTGGTTTGTATCCAAATGATTGAGCAATTTTATAAATATTTTTCTTTTCTTCTGCTGCGTGTAATAAAGTTTCACGATATTGATTATCAATATAAAACGATAATGTATCACCAACATATGATGCCATTTCAATAAACATCATTCCAGGTGAAGATTCATTAAAATCATTATATGCTGTTGGGAAGTAGGATTTAGCATATTCCAGTAGATTAGCTCTAATAGTAGAGAACTCTCTACCAATATATCTTATATCTCGTCTCTCTGTTTTTTTACTTGTACCATAATCTGGGTTTGCCATTTTATCCTCCTGTGTTAAAATTAAATGTCAAGGTTTCTGGAGAATCTGGGTCATCGACCGTTACTATAAATTCCAAAGTGACCGTTATTTGATTTGGATTTGAATCACTTTGTACTACAAAAATATTCTGTGCCTGAATATAAGGTAACCACTCTTCTAAAGCTTCGTGTATTGTTTCCTCAACCCTATCATTTAATTCTTCACCAACTTGTTCCATTAACAACGCAGGTAAATTACTACCAAATGTTGGTTGGCCTACTCGTTCACCCTTTTGTGTTAACAATAAATTTTTTAAATTAGAAAATGCTTGTTCCTTGACTGTTTTTGCTCTTGGAAAAAATCCTACATTATCCCCCATATATGTTAATGGAAATGTACACCCAAAGAATGAATCCTCATCTTCATTAATCTGTTGGACAGATGGATTATTAGTCATACTTACATTATCTGACATTATCTCTTACTCTTCATTTTATCGTGTTTCATTAATTTACTATAATCCTTTGTCAATGCATTTACTAAACTTTCAGGTACTTGGTCTGAAGTAACTCCTGCCTCTTTCATTGTTTGTACCGCTGCAACTTTTCTAGCAGTTTCTCTATCATTACCAAAACCACCTTCACCATATCCTAATAGTTCTGCTGCTCTACTCGTATCAAATGCTCCACCACCCATTGTTGGATATTCATCCTCATCAGATGCTTTTTTACTTAAACCAACTGTCTCATTAAGTATTTCGTTTAAAGATTCATTTGAAGTATAGTGCACTGGTTCTCTCTTCTTAACTACTTTCCTACGAATGGGTTTTTTTGGTGCAACTGATTTTAAAGATGTTGTTTTATTCTCTTTAATAAATATCTGTTTCACCTCTTTTTTAACTTCTCTACGAACCACTTCTTGTATTATTTTTACAAGTTCTTTTTTAGTCATTTTAAACTCCTCTATCTGGTACATTATAACCTACAAATGGTATCGGTGGAGCTCCAGGTATCGCACCCGATATTTGACCCAAATGTGTTTTAAATGCTGTTATTAATTGTTCTATGAAATCATCAATATCTTTATTTGCTGCTCCCATTGGTATAAATGCTGCAGTAACACCTGGTACAATTACACTTGCACCTGCTGCTGTAACACCACCTAACCAATACAACTTTAATCCATTATCTAATTGTAATGGAAATGGTGTTATTCCATATGAACTAAATGCTACCTTTAACATTGCTTCCAATGCTTTAACATTACCACTCACTAATGGAGCAGGTGGTGCAGCTCCAACTGACAAACCAAATTTCATACATTTATCATATGATTCAGCAATTACTTTTGCCATATCTTCACCTGCCTCTAAACCAATTTTATACTCAGCTCTAAATATATCCCAACCTACTTTTTCAGACATTTTAATTTTCCATAGATTGTAATTTAATTAAATATTCTTGTTGAATCATCTCTGATGCAAATCTTAAAGAGTCAATTTTTGCTTTTGATTTCAACTCATCAATTATTTGGTCTTGTTTCATTTTTTGAACTTCTATTTCTACTCTTAATATTTGTTCTTGTTTTAAAATTCTTTCTTCTAAATCTGTAACTCTATTTTCCATAGTTTTGTAAGTTCCACCGATACCTGTAAGTGCTGTTATTGTACTCAAGATAACTTTAATCGTATCGTTCTTCATTACTCAACTTTATTATTTGGACTTTTTATTTGAGACAATGTTGATTTAATATTAGCTAACAATGCTGCACCTGGTCCAACTACAACTGGTCCTGTCGGTGCTAACAACCCAGTTTCAATTAATGTTAATATATCATTTAATTTTGATTCTAAAATATCACCCAATACCATTGGTTCTGTAGCATTAGTACTTCCTATCTTTGTTGTTGGTGATTCAATAACAACTTCAGTTACTGCACCAATTGCAATATTATTATTACTACCCATAACAATATCTCCACCATTTTTCGTATTGAATATAATCCTATCTGAACTCAATAAAATATTTTTACCCTCATATGGTGGTGGTGATAATTTACTTTCCAATCCAGGTGTAAATTCTAATGGTTGATTTGTTGTAATATAAACACTCGAACCATCTGTATCGATTACTTCCTTGATAGGTACTTTTTTATCACCCTCAATTGTTTGTCCAGCATTTAAAATAATATTTGGTGATTCAGTATTCTCATTTTTTATATCACTACCCAATCGAATAGTATTCCCAAACCTACCCTCTATAATTACATCACCCTCGTTTGGTAAAATTTTTCTTGCATCTTCAGCTGGTTTTATATAGTAACCTAACTCAACACCTTTATCATCTGGGTTTGGTGTTTCAATACCCTCAGCAGAAGTTAATGTTCCCTCTGCCTTACCTTTACTTAATCCGTGTTGAGTATTAAAATTTGGATTACCAAAAAAATTTACTTGTGTTGTATAAAATAATTGTCCAAGATACTTTACACCAATTACAATTTCTCCAACAACTGGTGTAGTTTGGATACTCGGATTCAATGGTTTATAATCATTTAATCTATCAATGTTTAATCCTATTTCAGAAACTACGAACCTACCTTTTACTCCACCGAGATAACTATAATCAGGCCCATCTGTCCCTTGCGGAAAAGAGTTTTTTGTATCATCCAAATGTACTTCTAATACTTCTAAAGGTTCTAATTCATAAAACTTAGCATCTTGTTCAGATACTTCTTTAATTAATCGTAATGTGGATTCAACATTTTGTACTCTATTACCCGTTATCGGACCAGATTTAGTCCCAACATTTGGTTTAATATTATACGACATTAATTATCATTTAATTTGGCAGTTATGTTATCCGAGTGGTCTTGCATTTCATTGACAGTATTTTCTATGTTTTTCAGTAATTGTTCTTTCTCTCTATCACTCAACATAAAGTTATCATCATCATCACCCTTATTACCAGCAGTTGCCATTCTCTGTACAATGGTTGCTAACTTAACAAGTTGTTCATCATTCTTTACATTGATTTCTAAATACTCTTTTAACATAGGAATAATTTGTACTGCAGTATCACCATCTTTAATAAACCCAACAACCTCTTTCATTAGTACATCTAATTGAGTTTTGTTTTTTGCTGAGTTATCATAGATATCTTTAAATACATCTGAAAGAGTCTTACCCTCAAAAACTTCAAAATCGATTGCCATAATTATCCTGCTCCCCTATCTACTTTTTTATCCATCAGGTCTAACATCCCAGCAAAATCACCACCAAATAATGCATCAATAAACTCTGCCTTCGGTTCTCCTGGTCTTGATATCTCTGGGTCCATATAAACTTTATCATCTTTTATTTTAATGTGCCTTCTTTTAATTCCTTTTTCAGCCATAATATCCAAGACTGCTCTTGATGCAATATGTCCTGTAGTATCATCTTCTAAAGCATCTTGAATCTTTTTCTTTTCTGCATATGTAAATCTTTTTTTCTTACCACCCATTATTTTTTCAATTGCTGCTTTTTTCTTTTTATATCTTTTATCTTTTCTTATTTGCTCTGGACTCTCTGTACCCATTCCCATTGTTTCTACATCATCTCCATCGCCTTCGAAATCTTCACCACCTTGGTCGTTATCCTTTTTAGGTTTATCTTTCTTTTTCTCTTTCTTCTTTTTTGGTGTTGGTTTTTTCTTTTTCTCTTCACCATCTAATTCACCTGCAGTGGTATCTTTACCACCAACCTGTACTATCGTTGATGGCCTAATTTTATGTTTAGCTTTATATGCTAAATACGCTTCTTTATCTTTAAACTTAATGACTTCTGGAAGTAAATCTGCTAGTTTTATTGCCATAATTTTACCTAATTTGATTCAATAATAAATATCAAAAAACTAAAAAATACCGATATATAAATATATACCGATTTATTTTTCCAAATATATACAATAGTTATATAATGTCGGTGAAAAATCCGACCTAATTGATTAACTAACGGGAGATATAACCATATGAAGGAAATCATAACACTCGTAAAAGGCTGGGTAGATGACATAGCTCAACTACTTATGTCCTTTGTTGCCATTGGTGCGGTTTCTGAAGTTATCTTTGGAAGCGGTATCTTCGGCGTTAATGTTATTGGTAACCTAACATCTATAATCAACAAATTCGGCGAATCTGGTTTCGCTGGATTAGTCGCTTTGTTGGTGTTAGTGGGTTTATTCCGTAAGTAGAACTACAATCGGATAAATATGCGGGGGAGTCTTATCCGAGATTCCCCCGTTTTAAGTTATAAGAGATAAAGTTTTTT